CGTCAGTACCAAGAAACTTAGAAAGTAGGCCTTGTACCGTCTGTTCTGCCCCGGTCATACCTGCAATCTGTTGTAAGGGGATATTTTGTGTTGGGGCCGACTGGTTCATCAAATTCATCATAAAGTTTACTGCTTGGTTAGGTTGGCCTTCTGCCCCCTCAGTTCCGGGTATTTCTAATAGTTCCGGATCTTTCGGTTGGCTACCCATAACTAAATCACCTCTTTTATTAACAATCCTAATAATATTGGATTGTCTATTTTATACCTCTTTCTAACATTGTCTTCCGCCGGTAAAAGTCTTAGATTGTCTAAACTCCAACAATCTTTAAATTCTCTATCTTCCGGTTTATTAAAAACAAAAGCCTTAATCGGTATTATGTGATCTATGTGTAATTTACCCTTTAAAAAATCTTCCCAAGTGTATTTTCCTGGCATACTTATCATTAAACGTTTTTTTAAGTCTTTAACTGTATAGTCCATAAAAGCAATGAGACTACGCCCGTTTTTATTACCCTTTAGAGATTGTCTCATCAGCCCAGATATTTTTGCTTTTAGATTGAAAGCTATATTAGTTTTGTACATCTTCCCTGTCCAAATCCTTTTCATTTTATTAGACTTTTCCGGATTATTTTTCTTCCACCTTAAAGCAATCACTCTTCTTTTCTCTGGGTTATTAATTCTCCATTGTTTAGATTTTTCTATTATTCTTTCTTTGTTTTTTTGATAATATACGCTTTTTGTTTCTCTTACTTTTTCGAGATTATTTAAACGATATAATTTAACTTCTTTGATATATTTTCTTGGATTTTTTCTATATTGTTCTAATTTTGGCATTCTATACCTTTAACTCTATGATTTTTGCAATTTCTTCTACTTTATAAAGTTTTTGCATTGCTTTAAAGCCTCTCGACATTCGTGCTTGTATTCTTTTTATTCCTCGGATTCGACACGTGCCGACTATCTCATCGAAGAACTTCTTCTTTAGATGTGGGTATTTAGGTGATATAAAGGCAAAATCCAACCACAAATATTCCCCTAAATTATCTTGTTGCTTTGAGATTACAATACAACCATTTAATTCTTTTTCTTCGTTGAAACTGACCAAAACCATACCTGTTTTATTGATCAAGTATTTTCCTAATCTCAAGACAAATTCCTCTTTTAAAATGTCATTCTTCTTGATCTCGTCAAGCTTTTTGACCACTTCCGCTAAAACATCATAATTAGTTGAGTAATATATAACATTTGGCTCTATCTCTTCTTTTTTCATAATTCCTCTCCACTTTCAGTTATGATCCAAAGCTCCCACTCTCCACTTATGGCTCTACTTTGGCAATTCTGCCCTCTAAATGGACCAAATCGTTATAATAAGTATCATTCATTTCTTGAATAACTTTTGAATATTGCTGTAAGATCCTTTTGGTTTCAGGATCTCGTATTTTATCTAATTTCGGTAAAATAATATTTTTACTAACTTTTAATCCTGCCATTACCTCATACCCCCTGGTAAGAATTGGAATAGGCAACCCAAAAATCTAAATTGATTAGCCGCCGATATCTTAAACAAGAAATGTTTAGCGAATATCCTGCAAGCTAAATGCTTTACGATAATCTCTGCCGTTCCGGTCAAGGCTACTGATCCTACTTCTTGCCATTCCGCCTCGTTATCTCTTTTTACTTCTATTTCCGCAGTTCCGGAGTCCTCACTCTTAAAATATAGGTGCAAGTCCAATATCCGCTTAAAATAAGCAAGTGCCTGCTTATTCGATAAGTCGGTAGATATAACAAAATAAGCGGTATAGGCCTCTCCGTCATCTGTTTCTGACCTCATTAATTTATAGGTATATCCCGAATAATCGCTACACATAAATATCCTCGTGCCTGTCGGTATAGTCCCCTGTGCGGCAGTCTGAAATTCTACCCAGGCGCCGTAAGATGTTCCGATACTATTTGTGGCGTAAGCCTGAATCCAATAAGTAGTGTTTGGTGATAAATCAGTAAGTGCCTTAGTATATGCACCTGCACCAAAAGACCCTTCGTCGTGGGCGTCCCAGGTATCCGTTTTAGTTAAACCATATTTAAAACCTCTATGAGTGGCGTTTTCTCCACCTAAGGCGGTGATATTCCCGTTAGCTGTCGCTGTAGTAGGCATAACATCAGTAGGGGCTTGAACCGTAACCGTAGGTGCTACCTTATCGGTAGTAAATTGGACAGTAGTTCCATATCCCACCCCTGCTGAATTTACCGCATAAGCCCTGACTCTGTAAGTTGTACCTGGTGATAATCCAGTAAGTCCTTTAGTGTATGCCCCTGTTCCAAATGAACCGTCATCATACGCTACACTATCCGCTATAGTTGGGTCACCAGAATCACCTACCATATAACAAAAACCTCTACGAGTGGCGTTTTCTCCACCTAAGGCGGTGATATTCCCGTTACCAGTTGCAGTGGTAGATAATATATCGGTTACTGCTTGAGTAGTAACGGTAGGAACTACTGTTTGTTCATAAAAATCAACTTCGCCCAATGCCGCCCATACAGTCTCTACTGAATGATAAAAACGAAACCTGAATGCTGTAATAAGCTGTGTAGAACCTATTACTTTTTCAATCCAGGTCTCATTTGCAAATGCTCCTTCAAATACATCGTGCCAAGCTTCCCCATAATACACATCTACATCTATCGAAGTTATTAATCCACTATTCCAGTAAGCATAGAAACGAACCTTACTGCAATACATAGCCGCATGGGTTAATTCAAGATAACCCGACCAACCTGCTGGGGGGTCGCTACCATCGTAAGCCCATTGGGAAACATTATCATCATAAGCTTGTGTTTCATATAGCCAATCAGAACTGGGGTCATTGTATCCTGTCGGTTTTACCCATTGAGCCATATTATTTACCTTCCTCTACTAAATTATTTTCATAATCATAAACTTTATATTTCTGTAATTCATATTCAAAGCAAGTTTTAAAGAAATGTGATACTACTTCTTTAAAGGTATCTACATATATCGGATAGTAAGCTTTGATATTTGAATAATTATATTTTCCATTTTCTACAAATACCGCCAAAGCGTGTCCTAAAAGAGTGCCTTCAAAATATATTAATATCTGATAAGTTTTATCTCCGTGATAATTGGCTACAAATCTTGCAAAGTCAGCAAAATCATTACAGTCGCCTTCCTTAATTTTCCAAAAGGTATAGGGGTCTGGTGCATAAAAAGGGTGTTCTTTATAAGTAAAGTTCTCCTTCATGTAAGCACATATCTTTTCAGGCGTATCTAAACTCTCGATAATTGTAAGAAATTCTAAATCATCAGGCATAATCCAACCATTAAGATTAAATAATCCACAGCCTGACAAGGTAATCATTAATAAAATCAAAATAATAATTTTTTTCATCTACGCCTCTTTATAGCTCCCTATTGCCGGGATTGCTAAATTTAGTTCTCCCCATTCCTTAATCATCCCATTGACGACTTTTGCAGTTATAACTTTGTTATTTAAAGCATTATCATAGGGGATACTCCACCACAACTCCCCTGTTTCCTCTATATAAGCCCCATAGACCAAATGAGCCGAAGAAGGCTCTATAAGTTTTACTATTGGGTCTATATCCTGGGTGATCTCTCCTAATTCCATTTCCCTAATAGTAAGATCGTTGGCGAGCCAGTAAACTCTACCGTCCGGATCTTCCACAATAGAGTGATTAGATAAACCACCTATATTCCCGGGCAATACTACCCACTTCCAAACTTCCGACGTTGCAAGTAAAGATTGAACGATACGAGTTTTTCCTTTAAAGATAATGAACATTCCCGAATAAATCTTAAATCCGATAATTACGTCTGACCCCTCTGTTTCTTTACTTCCCGCGTCTCCTGTTTTCCAGGAAGTCTCGTCTCCGATAGCGTTCCAACGTTCTCTTTGGGGGTATAAGACTGAATCCTCGTAGGTATAACCCAGGATCAGAAAGTTCTCAAAAGTGCTAACATATTTTGCTCTGGTTAGATATTTTCCGTCAGCATATTCAATCCCCTGGAATTTTGTAACAGTCCCCCCACTGGTATAATCTGTATAACCGGTTGAGTCTATCCCGTCTAAAGTAAAATTATCATCACCGACTTTGGTGATTACAAACTGTAAGTCATTGATTTCTACCATTCCACCTACATTTTTAATAAAGACCCTATCTCCTGTCGAATATCCGTGTCCGACAGCAGTTATATTGCAGGGATCTTCGTTATAGGTGATAGTATCCCACTCGGTACAGTCAGACTGACAGGTAAAAACTGTATCCCATTCTTTCCCTGTACTATCCCAAAGGTAGATATGCGCCTTTGTAAAGGCCAGTTCGTATTGCATACCGGTTGAACGCTTTACAAAGGTATGGTAGTGCAATATGGGGTTAGTATCGGGAGTTTGAGATTTAGCAGACTCCCCGTCTAACATATCCGGATCTCTCATCTGCCGTCTGTGTACTTCCCCATATTTCCTAACAATATCCCGGTTATCTACCTGGACAGTCTTATCTAATAGTATTGTCGGGAAGTCTTGTTTTTCACCCAAAACAGGGCTAAAGACCCCGAATAACTGTTTTTTAGCCATAATGCTCCTTACAAATCAGTATTCTTAACGAATTTAGGCACTCTCTCGATCATCTTTTTTAGAGGGGGCAGGAGTATGTTTTTCAACTCTAATTCGTATTTAACTGCGTCATCAAACAAACCTATAAACCTGCAATATATCGCTTTAGTCTTGGCGTAGATAGCTTCTCGGTAAATATCCTTAAAGGGTATGGCGTCCACTACTTCAGTGGCCTCTTCATCCTCTCCTAATTTTTCTGATTCTAATATAAAGTTCGGGTAGAAGATCGTAACCTCATATTCAGCGTCAGGCGTAGGGTAGGCATACCAAAATCCACCGTGCAGAGCATAGCGTCTTGGCAAGTCATAATTGGCCGAAGTCTGATTGGCGATCAATGATTGATACTCTCCCCAGGTGATCTTATCCAATGGCTTATTATCCTCTACCTTTATATCTATCATATCTTTATAGTCGAGTGGTAGAGAGTAATAAGGCCGGCCTATTATAGTGTCTACAGTAGTCTCAACCCAAAGGAAGTCATCTTCCAGACTGAGCCATTTTAGGGCTGCCAATAAATGTTCTTTTAGGGTGGTATCTGTCTCACTACGATCTAACTCTTTATTTACGTGATTTAAAACTTCAGTCTTTGTAATCATTCGACCACCTTCTTATAAACTCTTTTAACCCAATCTTTAAATTCTTGCAAGGTCATACTATTTTTTGCTCTATTACAATGGATACAACAGGGGACAATATTAGCCATTGTGTAACCCTTGTTATTGTCCACTCGGTCTAATCCGTTATAAGTATAATCTCCATTATGATATCGACTTTTTTGTATATTTTCTGGTCTTGCTCCACAATAGTAACAATCTTGTTGTGTTAGTTCTTCGAATTGTTTTTCTGTTGGTTCAAAAATATGACCACGTATTCTTGCAGTCTGTCTATATTTTCTGAATGCTTCTCTCAAACTTGCAAGACCTTTCGGTAACAATCTTTGGCCGAACCTATTACAACCACAACTTTTAGTATTACCTCTCGTCAAACTATCTCCCTTGATAATTTTTTCTGTCCCACATTCGCATTTACATAACCAATTTGCGTGATTATATTTATCATTAGGATAACTTCTTTTAATTACTGTAAGTTTGCCGAATTTATGTCCTACTAAATCTACAAATTTCATTTCTTCTTTCTCCCTTTCTTGCCGGAATGACTGTATTTTGCCGACATCTGAGCCTTCCCTTTAGTGGTGTGCCGAGACTTGATAGTACCATTAGGTCTTACTAAAGCCCATTTACTACCTCTTTTTTTTATTTTATAAGGCATATCATCACCTACTTAAAACAATAGTGATTATTTTATCATCGGTAATCTGGGCCGCACCTGCCACTAACATTATGTAAGGTACTGATTTTAGGGCCTCTAATATCGTTCCGTCTAAAACTATACACTTGCTTGCGGCTACACTTGGTATAGTAACGGCGGCAACATCACTACCTTTTAATATGGGTAGAAAAGTTCCGTCTTTAGTATCGCACCCTTTAAAAGTTATCGTTCCAGTAACCCAATTTGCAGGTAAAAATATAGCGATATATTTATAATGCTTTTTAACCAAGACGGTAGAATCAGTTCCATCTGTGAGTATAGTTACTGTATTCTTTACGGTCATTTCAGGATCTGGCATTTATAATCACTTCCTTTTCTTCGATATTTTCTTTTTCTTCAATCTCCTTCAGGAGATCTTCCTTTTTCTTCTTATGAGTAGAAATATTTAAGGTTTTGGCTTTCGCTACAAGTTCCGGGTATTCTAAAACCGAAGCACCTCTGGTTACACTTATTATCCCCTTCTCTTTCTCTATTAGCTTAATTAGTGATATTAGATATTCCTTCCGGATATGTCTAATATCAATATTTAATTCCTTGCCTCTCTTGAGAAGTTTCATCCCTTCTTTAGTGTCCTGCCAATGGTTTGTCGGCCAGGGTTTGTCTGTTCTAAACTTATTCGGATGTTCCTTTAGTAATTCAATGACCTTAGGATCTTCCGTATCGCATATACCATTATGAAACTGACACACCCTCTTTCTGCTTACTACTTTTAACCCGTCTTTAATCTCTGTGATTATACTTTCAGGTTTTCTCACAATTCTTGAATAAAATCTCATAATTCATCCCACCTTTCATTTGGGTAAGGGGACAGCTTATTAACCGTCCCCTTAGGTTTATTTTTTTACACGCCAGAAAGTAAACTTGCAGGCGGTAATTGGATAACCGATATCTCTGCCTCAACGTCAGCAGCACCGTCAGGTGTTAATACAATGGTGATCTTGTTATCATCCTTGTCTTTCACCTTAGCTCCATCAAATACTAAATATTCTGTAGCTGTAGCTGCGACAGAACCTGCTATAGCGCCAGACTGCCAATAATCCCCGGCTGAAACTGACACAACCAGGGCGGTAGCGGTAGCTGCGTTATAAACTTTGATGATCACTCTGTCACAAGGCACTGTGGGAACAAACTCAAAAGTTTCAGCAGTCCCGTCATCACCTAATGCAGTACCTGCTACTGCAGTCCATACGTTTTGTACTAATTGTACTGGTGTTAACTCTGTAGCCATAATAATTCTCCTTTCAATTAAATTCCGAGACAGCCCCCATAAAGAGGGCTGCCTTTTGTTTTTATTAAATTATATAACTGTATCTAAAGCTTCAGTCCAATCACCAAGACATAACTCTCCGGGCCAAATGACTTTATAACCATATACGTAGAGAGATTTTAAAGCGTCTCCGAATCTCTTCTCAGGGACGAACGGTACGGTCTTTAAAATCTGCTCTGCAAAGGCAACAGCTCTATATGAACCGGCTAAAGGTGCAGTCTGTCCCACGTTGTCTGACTCATACATATCTATTCCTAATACATCGGTTATAAATCCATTAATGTTGCCCTTTAAGTCCTGGGCGTGATATACTCCGGCAAGCAACAGCTTGGTTCCTGCCCAATTCGGTATGATCAACCATCTACTTTTTTTAGGTACTTTAGCTTCTTTTAAAGCTAAATCCATTTCGGCTACACCGGATATGATTGTAGTAACGTCTACAGTCCCGTCGGCAGTGGTCGAAAGACCAGCCCCGGCAGCCATAAGGGTATTTAATCCACTATCTGACTCATCCATAAGGGCATAAGACCCTTCCTCTGAGGCAGCTCCAAATATTTTAACGTTGGCCTGCATAGCGTCAACGTCATCAATCATAAAGTTTATGTATTTGGCGTAATCGATAGTGAAATCCATACCGGTATTACGCAAGGACTGCATAGTCATATCTGCTCCGGTGTAATCTCCTACAGTTATAGAACCTATTCCAGAGATATGAACAGACTGACCCTCTCTTGTTATGGGTGCGTCTATCTCACATCTTGCTACTTTCCCAAAAACGTGGTTGTTGTGTGCATTTACGAGTACAGCCTTATTCCACAATTTTGGTGCAAAGTTATTAACACTCATTAATGATCACTTCCTTATAATCTTATTTTTGTCCCCCCCATCTTTTTTGTGATTCTAAGATGTCGTCATAATGTTCATCAATCTCTGCGTCTGACATCTTTTTAACCATCTGTGGAGTGTAATAAGATCCGGGAACTTTCTTCGCTTTCATTCCCTCTTTAGGAGTAATCCCTGGGGGCGGCAGGGTTTTCTTGTATGTCTCAAGCCTTTTAGCAATTACAGAGTCTTGTAGGCCTATCCGGTAAGCTCTTTCACCGGGGTCTTTCGCTTTTTGAATGACTTCCTTATAACCAGGGTTTTCTTGAATTTGGCGATTAGTGCCGGCCATTACGGAGTCGTAATCCAGTCCTTTACCTTCTTTTTCTTCCGTATGGGTTGATCTGGCCTTTTCCTCACTGGCCATTAATCTTTTGTTCAGACTCTCCTGGCTTTTCTTAGTCTCATTCTTGGTATACTCACTGGTTAGCTCTTCCCTTTGTGATCTCAACATTTTTTCTGTTTCTGCTCGGGTCATAATGTCATCAGGATTCCCCACTTTTACCTTCGCGGGAGAGGATTCTAATTCTTTGATCCTGAGTCTCTGCTCGGCAATAGTCTTATTACTGACTGCTAAATCGGCTTGTACTTGCTGTCTCGTTCTCACCTCATTTTTCTTATCTCCCATTAATCCTTTCCACTCGTCCGGGGTGTAATTTCCATCTTCGTTTGGCATAACTTAACTCCTTTTGTTTAACGTCTAAAAGTTAGACGAATTTGCCCCACCTTAACCTGTGGGAAGGTAATCCCGCCTTAACGCTTGACAAGTTGTCTTTTTTTTGGTTGCTGTCCCTGTCCGGTTGCCTCTGCTTTTAATACTGCGGCTTCCATCTGCTCTCTTCTTTGCTGTGCCTGCTTTAATCTTTCCACGATCTCGTCTTTCTTTGGCACATCTGAGGCGTCAAGTACAATGTCAGGCGGTATGATCTCACCATATACTTTGGCCATATCCATTAACATATCGAAATTAGCAAACCGGATTGTCGGGTTAGTCGGACTACTTGATATCTCAATCCCGTATCTCCCTATCTTCCGGCTTCTGATAGCTTCTAATAACTGATCAACATTAGCCTCTATTTTGGCCTCTGAGGCTATTGCCATCATTTCTTGGGTTGTAAAGGTATTTCCGTACCTTATCATTTCTATCATAGTTTCGGAGTATATCTTATGGGTATACTTCATATTATCGAATATGATCTCAGATCCTATTAATCCCTGGTTAATTCTTTGTCTATCTTTTACGCCAGACTCACTTGCCGGGGCATTGGCCAACATATTAGAATTAACCGAAGATATCTTCGCGGCGTCGTTCTCTGCTAACTGCTCTAGCTGTATGTGTCCGGAAGATAATTGAGTCGGCTCTATTTTATCGGGCTTGACGGTTTTATACTGTATTACGTGGCCAGGGGAAGATCCTTCCTCTTGTAATTCATCAACATCTATTGCTCCTTCGTCTTTCTTGTCGAAAAATCCACTATTGGCACTCGTGTTCAATAAACCTAAGGCCTGGGAACGTCTCTTATTCTTTTCTCTTTGTGGGTCTATTAGATTATCTATTACCGCAAAGTAGTTTCCATTGATAAAATAGGGTATAAACCTGATTATGGGGAATAAAGACATTTCTCCGTAGGGTCTTTCCTTGTGTTCTAATTCGATCCCTCCTATGGTAGTTGTGCAGTTTAATACCGGGATAACCTGCTCTCTGACTGCTAAAATGGGGTTTCTTTCCTCTTCTTCTGCCATTCTCCGGTCTTTCTCTAACATATATTTCATAATATCGAGCTTGGACTTGTGAACTCTCTTCTTGTCCATTGCTACGGTATTAATAAGATAGACTGCTTTCTCATAATGCTTCCACCAGGTCTCTCTTATCCTGGCCTGGAATTGATCCGGACTCCTTTCAAAGCCAGGTAAACGGGTCTTATCTCTATTGTCGAGGTCATCATATTTTAAATTATCTATCTCATCTTTACATTTAGGGTAAGTTAAAACAGTAAGCTCTTTGTCAGACCAAAATGAACGAATGACGTATTTTCCATAATTCAAGTCATATTTGGTATTATTGGGATCTTCACATATATCGTAAGGATTGTCTGTATCTGTAACGATTTCACCATTAAAAGGGTCTTCGTTATACTTAATATCGAGGTTTAAGAATCCCTTAGTCGAAACGATACCGTCCAGGAAGGCAGCCGATCGTAAATAGAGGCCTAAGGACTGATCTTCTATATGTTTGGCTAATTCTGTCATTAGGGCAGCTACCATACTAAGCCCGCCCTTCTTCGGGAAACACTTGATGTCCATACGGTTTTGGCGTTCGTAACCGGTCAATAGATTTATGATAGGGAATATTATATTTAATGAAAGATGATGTCTCTTCTTTTCGTCCAAGTAAGCTATATCGGCCGGGTCCCACTGTTTGTCTCCACCTTCATACATACCGTAGTTGAGCATAGACTTTCTAATATACTCAGCCTGGCCTTTTATTCCCTCGTCCCACATATCCTTTAGCATTGCTAATCTTTGTAATTGATTCATAAAAACAACTCCTTATAGGTCGAGAACACCTCGCTCTTTTTTCCATTGGATCACGTCAGGTCGTCCGTGCCTCATTCTAAAGTTGGCGGTAACGATCTGTGCTTCCATTTTTCCCCCACATTGACAAGTAATACTATTACGTTCTTTGACCATACATACTACTTCTTCTTTTTTGCCACATTTCGGGCATTTTAAAACATAATTTGGCATTGATTCCCCTTAGTTATCACTTAATTTAACGATATTACTTCCGTCATCAGGATTGTCCGGGCAATTATAAATACGTTCTAACATTGGGATATCATTCTTGATAAAACCCTTAAAAGTCTTTAAGACTCTTACTATTTCCTGATATTCTTCATTAGTCAGGATAACATCTGCGCTTGCTTTCTCTATTTTTCTGACCAAAGGTGCTACTTCTAAAAGATCCGGACCATTTAAACCTAATTGAGGATGTGTCAAAAGATTGATTATTGTAGTCCTGACCTCATAATCTAAAAACCTATTTAACCCCTGTTTATCTTTCACTGAAACACTGTAACTATCTAAATTTAGCTTCTTCATACTTCTCTCCTTTCAATTTATTTGTGGTAGTCTAACCGTTCCAAAGCTACCACCAGCAACTCAGCCCGAATTTAACGCCGTTTATAGGCAACTGAGGCTTCCATCTCTTTAGCCCGTCTTTAGCCAAAGCCCTCAACGGGCGGTTGATCGTCAGGCACTCATTGCAGTACCCCCGGAATTTCTCCGATAGCTTCTTTTGAATGTTTTCTCTTCACTTGTGCGTGTCACATCGTAGCCCTGTGCCTGCCTGATATTGATTGCGGTATACCTGGCGCTTGCCCCGGCGTGAGTATGTTCATTCCTTGCCTCAAAATCTGTATATCTCTCTTGTTGTTTATTCCAGACTTTTCCCCACATTTCTAAATGTTTTCTGCCTACCGCGGTTTTCTCAGTATCAAAACAGCAAAGGCCTAAAAGTCCTTTGATCGCTTCACATCCGTTTAGGAAACTTGCGTATGGAGTGGTCTGAAATTCTATTCCTGCTTCTTTGGCCCAGGATAAATGAGATTTAGCTGCCTCTTCGTTCCCTGCTTTTTCTTTCCCTGCTATGTCAAAAGGTGCAAAGTGTCGGCCGTATATATATCCCTTATCATTAAATTTCCTGGCCCAATAAGCCCAGGTTGCCCCTATCTCTTCTTCGTAATCAATAAACCTTACTTCTTTCCCTACTTGCTGTACGAACCATATAGCGTCGTGGTCTCCGATATCCCAATATGTATCTACCAGGTAAGACGGATCATAAGGGACGGGAAGTATTCTTCCGTCTATCTCTGCCTGCTGCATTTGCCGGCCAACGTAAGTACCTTCTACTCCCTGCATAAAAGAACAGTAAAACTCCTGTTGTGCAAAGTCCTCAGTCATCCCCATCCGGATCTCTTCTTCTACCATTGCCTTTGTGATCAGTCTCCGGTTACGTTGGTCATAAGTATCGTTGATTGTATGTAAACAAGTAAACCAGTTCTTATTTCGTATAGCCCTCTCATATAATTCCTTAAAGTGATTATTCCCGTTAGGAGTGGATTGAAAGATAGCCCAACCGTGATTTTTCATTAAGATCGGCTTTACTACGTCCCAGGCTCCCGGGTGCTGCCTGGCCTGCTCCGAGAATATAACTCCCCGGGGATTGGTCCCTCTCATTGCCTCATATCGGTTTAGGTCAGTCCCAATTATTTGGAATGTCGAGAGTCCCCTGTTCCCCTGGGTATACATTTCAAAGTTCATATTTGTATTATTAGGTTTCCCGTGTACTATCCCTGCCGGTAGATACTCTTCTAAAAACTGTTTCCCTGCCCCGTTTCCGTCTCTGTCCGGATCGGTGTATCCCTTCCAAAGGATCTTCCTACCCTGAGTCTGAGAAGGGAATACATAATAATAGAGGCCGGGGTTGGTCCACATTTCTTCTACAATCAGGTTAAAACCTCTTATATCTTTACCACAACGTCTATGATCAACCCATATTCCCCTTAAAAAGCCATCCTTAAGCATATTGTAAGAAGGTACTTGCCAGTAATAGGGATTGAATATTGGTAATTCTACTTCGTCAAGGTTGGACCTCTCCGGTGTTCGTATAATCATTTATCCCCCTTATCTAATATTTGAATACCATACTAATCCAACAGTAACGAGAATTGATACGCCTATGCGGTACAATATAGGAAAGTTTAATATAGTATATTTATCAATTAGCCAATATATAAATAATTGACCTCCGACAATTAATGCTAAAACTTTTAAAACTGCCAGAAACATTTGTCCAAGATAACTGTCGAACATAATAACCCCCTTTTCATTTGGTGGAGACGCCGGGGATCGAACCCGGGTATAAGGTAATTTTTGCCTACCGTCTGCAGCGCTGGTATAAGCAATAAAAACCTTATCAAGCCCTTTCGTCCCCATAATTGACTATGAATTGACTAATATTTGACTAATGAATAACATTTAGGACTGTCTCTATTTCCTTCGGGGCCTCTTCCCGGATCTCTTCCTTAATCTCTTCCCCCTGGATCTCTTTTTCTATCTCCGGCTCTTCCTCTTCTATAACCGGCTCTTTCCCTGCCTGGATGAAGGCTTTTACTTTTATCGTATCGGGTACTTTGACATCTATCTCTTGTTTCGGTGGTATATATCTATTTACAAAATTTTCAAGAAGCCGGTTATCTTTTTTTAATTGGTCAATATAATGACTTAATATGCTTACGTCATTAGTTTCGTCATATTCCATCGCCAATTTAGTTAAATCATTAAGTGTATAGCCCTTTTTGGGCATTCTTCCAATTACGTTACCTTTAGCAAATTTGTTCTTACCATTATCGAATTTATCAAAATCTTTGTGATTTCTTGCGATTTTTTCCATACTATCATTTTACGGTAGCTCTTTGAGTACATCAAATAATACCTTTACAATTACACAAAATGACGTCTTGTAACCGTTATATAGTATACAATGTAACTAATTCATAGCGGGATAATTAATTTAAAAGTTCATGGAAATTTTTCTGAAGATTAGAAAGAAGAAGCCGGGGATTTTACACCCCGGCCAGTTTATTATGTTACCAACTTTTCTAACTGATCAAGCTCCGGATTACAGATATACCCGTGCTTTAGGCCTGTTAGTTTACGCCTAATCTCATCGATGTACTCCCTAGCTTTCTTTTGTTTTAGACTGGCTGCGCTCTGTTTTATCTCTTTCTTTTCCATAACTGCCTTGATCTCCTTTCATTATAATTTTAAACTCTCTTCCAATCACATCATAACCTAACTGTTGTATAAACCTAACCAACAATTCACTAACGGCCAATCTCTGGCCTATCCCCACAAAACACGTTGAATCCTCTTGCACTTTTAATAATTCTTTAGCGATCTCTTTATTATTATTCTCGATTTCCTGTCGGTACTGGTCCTTCGCTATGTATAATTCCTTGCTTAATTCACCCTGCCTGACTACTACCTCTTTTAATTTAAGGTTTTGTGCACCTTGCACCATAAC